GCGTGTGCGACGAGCTTGGCTTTCATGCCAAGCGGTCGCTCGCCCTGCCCTATGCGCATTACTGCGCATTTGGCCTGACGGTACAGGTCACCAGCGACATGGGGGTCAAAAAGTCGGACGTGTAGCCCTCGACACGACCTGTTGACACATTATAGCCGCAAAGGTACTGTAGCACTAATGCAACAAGGAGGTCATCATGCGGTTATTGTTTATTTTGTTATTGTTCCCCAGCATTGCGTTTGCTGATTGCGTTAGTTCGTTGCTAGAGTCTGGCTACCGCGTTGAAAGGTTAGCTCCGTTCAAAGACGGCTCTTGTGGCATCAGCGACCCAGTAAGGATGTATGCAACACCTACCACAAATTTTTCATCGCCAATAACTTTGTCGTGTCCGTTTGCCAAGCGTGTTGGTGATTGGGCTTTCGATATAGGCGCAAAGCATATTACGCATATTGGTGGGTACAACTGCCGCAAGGTGCGTGGCGGATTTATGATGTCACAACACTCTTATGGAAATGCGATTGATGTAAAGAAGATAGACGGTGTGCCTATATCTAAACAATGGCGACATGCGTACAAAAGAGCGTGTAAATATTTTACCACAGTGAGAACGCCCGACCATGATGCTAACCATCAACATCATCTACACATTGACAATGGCTGGGGTATGGGGTGTATGTTCGATATTGTGCGTTGAATTTTCTACAGCTTAATGAGAATGATGCATAATGGTACAGGAATTAGGAAAGCAAGAAGCGTTATCTGCATCAAAAGGTTTTGTTGCTGGGATGCCGCTTCATGAAAACTTTTTTATACGCGGTGTGTTCAACGCTGTGTTGCCGCAGTTTTTAAATCCGTTTGACAACGCAATAACAGAAGACAGCATAAGCGGCGAACTATTAGAAATGCTGCGTATTCTTGCTGAAGAGGTTGCGCCTGATTTGCAAGACGGAGAGGCTGTGCCAATACGGTATGACATGATTAATAAAAAATATAATTTAAAAAACATCTTTAATAAAAAAGAGTTTTCGGTAGACAGCTTTGAAGAGCAAGTAAAAATGTCTCTTGGCGACTTCATGCTGTATAAGGAAGATGGGCGTTTGAGAATATCAGATATATATGATTTTCCAGAGATAGGTAACTGGGAACAGTTTAACAATGTTCAAACTTTTGATGATTACAGAAAAGCTATAGCTGATAATCCAGACAAAAAGAAATATTTTTATGCTCGCTTTATAGGTGAGCGCATGATGAATGAAGGGCGTGACGATAACCTTAAGGTGGATATTTTATTGCCGCAAGTTGCGGCTAAAGAACCAGAATCTGATTTTGAGCCACCAATACCAGAAGGTGCTGAATCAGTTGTGTATCGTGGCCCAATGACAAAAAAACGTTGGAATTTATTTACTGGCTTAATAAACCCAGCAGGTGCAGCAGAAGCTGATACTGTTCCAACACCAGCACCACGCCCACCAAAAATGGTTGATGTTGAAGCACCATTGTCACGCCCAACAACAGCACAGATACAAGAATCACAAGGAGATTTTGCATTTGAAGGGCCAGCAGCATAATGGCAAAGTCACCAGCATGGACACGCAAGGCAGGTCAGAATCCCAAAGGCGGATTGAATGCGAAGGGCAGGGCATCGTACAGAACGAAGTCTGGCAAGAAGGGCAATCTGAAAGCACCAGTAAAGGGCGCAGCGAATACACCAGAGAAGCTAAGAAGGAAGGGTTCGTTCCTTGTGCGCATGGGTTCAGCAAAAGGGCCATTGAAAGACGAGAAGGGCAGACCGACACGTTTGAAGCTATCACTGGTCGCATGGGGTCACTCTGGTGACAAGGCATCTGCGGTAGCCAAAGGTCGCCGTTTATTGGCTAGGTATCAAGCTGCAAAGAAGAGGAAAAAGAAAAAATGAAGCAAGCTCCTAAAAAAGCAAAGCCTAAGTCGCTTTTAAAACGTGCATCTGGTAGCGACATAATGAAAATGCAATCTCCAGAAGTAAGGGCTTGGGCAAAAGAAAATGGCATTGCTACATCTAAAGAAATTGATGCAATGCCTTTAGCTAATCTTGAAAAAGTTTATATGATGTATTTAAAAGCGAAAGGCCAATAGCAATGATGAAAAAGAAAGCAGCTAAAAAATCAATGCTTACAGCAAAACAAAAGACATTGCCAAAAGCATTACAGCAAAAAATTTTGAAAGCAAAGATGAAAGGAAAGTAAAATGCCACAGGTCGGTAATAAAAAGTTCCCATACACAGCCAAGGGCAAAGCTGCAGCTAAGAAAGCTGCCGCTAAGAAAAAGATGCCAGCCAAGCGCAAGCCTGCTTCTGGAAACTATTCTCGCGGCTATTAATGTTTTATGCATCTCTTCTAATTTGTTGGGTTGGGTTTGGTGGACAACAATGTTTGGTTGCCCAAGATACAGAAGGGCCATACATTAAAGAAGAGCAATGTTTGAATAGGTTAAAGGAAATGGAATTTACTATTTATCAGAAGTTTCCTTTTACTAGAGTAACAGCAAAAGATTGCATACAACAGAAGGAAGGTACGGTATAATGGCTGTCAACGCTGCTGGTAATTACACCAAACCTGCAATGCGAAAAGCATTGTTTAATCGTATAAAGGCTGGTAGCAAAGGCGGCAGAGCGGGCCAATGGTCGGCGCGGAAAGCCCAGATGTTAGCAAAAGCCTACAAAGCAAAGGGAGGCGGATATAGAAACTAATGTTAGCAGAGCTTGTGGCAATAAACAGTGCGTTTGCCGTCATAAAGAAGACGATTGCAAACGGCAAAGAACTTGCCTCGGCAGGGAAAGCGATTGCGGATTTTGCCTTTGCGAAGGAAGACCTGCAATCCAAAGCAAGCAAAAAACGTAATAGTACATTTGGAAATGATCTTGAAGAGTTTATGGCTCTTGAAGAGGTTAAAAGAAAAGAGGCTGAACTCAAAAGCATTATGTATCTTTATGGACGTTATGGGCTGTGGGAAGATTGGGTTAAGTTTCAAGCAGATGCTAGGGCTAAAAGACAAAAACAAATAAAAGAGGCGCGGCTAAAAAGAGAGAAGATGATTGAAGTTATCGGCATTGTTTCTTTATCTCTTGCTATTATTTTTATGTTTGCTGGCTTTTTTTATATTGTAGCGAGAAAGAAACTATGGCTTTAAGACCGTCACAGGCTTCTTTACGGAAGTGGACAAAACAAAAATGGAGAACCAAAAGTGGCAAGCCATCTACACAAGGGCCAAAAGCCACAGGTGAGCGTTATCTACCATCAGCCGCAATCAAGGCGTTATCGTCGCAAGAATATGCAGCGTCCACTGCTGCTAAAAGAAGAGCAACTCGTGCTGGTAAGCAGTTCTCCAAACAGCCTAAAAAGATATCAGATAAAACCAAAAGATACAGATGAGCTTTCTACACACACTAAAGCGTGAAGAACGTGATATGCTGCGCCAGATTGTTAAGAAGGTGCATCTCGCTTACCATCCTAAACAGTTCCAGACTGACAGAGAGGCAGACAAAGTTATTGCTGTTATCGGGCCAGAAGTTGTGGAACGCATGATTAAGTTTGGTAAGGATCACAAGATTGACCAAATTTAACTACAAGCCTGATGGTGAAGTTCTTAAATCTTTTATGAAAGACGATTCGTTTTTTCGCGCATTGCGTGGCCCTGTCGGGTCAGGCAAGTCTGTGTGCTGTTGTGTTGAATTATTTAGGCGTGCTATTCAACAAGAAAAGGGTATGGATGGCATGCGTAAATCACGTTGGGCTGTCATCAGAAATACAAATCCACAGCTTAAAACTACCACAATTAAAACTTGGTTGGATTGGTTTCCAGAAGAAGACTGGGGCAAATTCCATTGGTCTGTGCCATACACACATCACATCAAACGAGCAGACCTAGACCTTGAAGTTATCTTCCTCGCTCTCGACAGGCCAGAAGATGTCAAGAAACTCCTCTCCCTAGAATTGACAGGTATCTGGATCAACGAGGCGAGGGAGATACCCAAATCTATTATTGATGCATGCTCTATGCGTGTTGGTCGTTTCCCTTCAATGAAAGATGGTGGATGCACATGGACAGGAGTAATAGCCGACACAAATGCACCAGAAGAAGATCACTGGTGGCCCATAATGTCAGGCGAAGTTCCTATTCCAGACCACATTCCCAAAGAAGAAGCGAAGATGTTGGTCAAGCCAGACAACTGGAATTTTTACACACAACCAGCAGGTATGCTGGAAATAAAGGACGAAGAAGGGACAATTACAGGTTACGTTCTAAACAAGAACGCAGAAAACGCAAAGAATATGAGAGCCGACTACTATCCGAACATTGTACAAGGAAAGACGAAGAGTTGGATAGATGTATATGTGATGAATCGCCTTGGGAGTATAAAAGATGGTAAACCCGTTTATGCCAATTTTGCAGCAGATGTCCATATTGCCAAAGAAGAAATACCTGTTGCCGCAGGACTACCTGTTTATATTGGTCTTGATTTTGGCCTT